TGAACGTTGTGGCCAAGAATGAGAGGCCGGTGAACGTGAACGCAGTCACGGGTCTTCCCAAGGATCGTGTCAAGTCGGACTATAACTCGAAGCGTGGGGTTTTTGATGCGATGAAGGATCTATTGGCCGAATCGACTCGGGTCGCCAAGTATGTGCTCGTGTCATACAATGACGAGGGCATTCTGGGCGCGCCGGAATGGGAGAAACTGCTGGCGCCGTACGAGACGGAGCGCAAGGTCAAGACCTACCAGCGTTACACGGGCCGTGGAACCAAGACGGGCGAGGGGCGCGGGGAAGTTCAGGAAATCCTATACCTTATTACGCAAAAACATTAATAAAATCAAAAGCAAAATCAAAAATACAAAAAACCAAATGAATGCGTGCAAACGATGCAGCCACATGCACTGAATACCAATCTTCTGAGCCAGTCCTCTCATGAGATGGATCGAAAAGCATTCCGGAGNTGGGTTTTTCCATTGAAAAAGTTCATTAAAAATTTGTGATTTAAGAATTTTAATTTTATTTTTAAATTCTGGTTTTTGTAAAATTTGTTCACAGAATGCCCCCTGCTCGTAGTTCGGGCCGGCCCATCGATCGTCGGTCGTCCACTTCCCGTCATATCCTATGCTCCACTTTGACGCGTCATAGAGAGACATCCATTTGTCTATGAGCGCCCGGCCACTGTCAGAGTTTCTGACACAAAATACACCCGCATTGAACCAATCCTCGGTGTCCTTCGGGTCGTCCGGGTCATGGGCCGCGACAAAGTCCAGGTCGGGGGTCATATAGTCCCTCATGTCTTTGTTAAAATCATAAACATAAATATCAGAATCAAACCACATGATGTATTCTGCGTCAGGGTTCTCAATCATGAGTTCTTTCATTTTGAAAACCTTCCACCAGTAGTGAACCATATCGTCTAGGTACCCATCGAACCTTTTGTATTCAATATCACCGCGTTCCTCACAATAGTTCTTTATGTGATCCATGAGCGCGTCTACATTTGTGTTCTGCCTATTTTCAATCTGAAAGGCTATCGCCCCCATCCTGGTATTGTCATTGAAAATAATATTGGCATGATGTAATGCCTGTGACAATTACGACCGGTCCCAAGAGATCCGTTCTGAGCGGCAAGCGTTCGAAGATGCACAAGATAGTCAAGAACTATATAGGGGCTGGCTGGTTTTGGAACATGGTCCGAAACAAGCGTCGGGGCAATAACTATGCCGTTCATGACGATAAAGGGAGGCTGGTTGCTTTTGCAGTCATGGGCAAAAACATGCCACACCTGGGAGGGGCGACCTATCTATTCCTGATTGGGGCGAAAACGGGGCACGGATACGGGACGCAGTTACTTGAACGTATTATTAAAGACGCTCGGGGGCGTGGCCTAAAGTATATATTCCTAGAACCGACCGGTGAGCATGTGAAGATGTGGTACAGGAAGTTTGGCTTTCAGAATGTTTCGAACGACGTCATGGCTCTGAGTCTTAATACACGAAAATCACCTTCTCAGCCTGCAAAACGGTCAGCATCCGTCCGATCAACTTCCCGATCTGGGCCTTCTGCCCGTCATCGAATGACCCTTCGTTCAACTGCTCGTTCAGCTCCGCGACGTTCTCCTTCGAAATAATCATCGGCCGGTTGCTCCAGTTGAGCTTGGGGTCGCGCTCGTCGTAGGCCTGGTTGAACTCCTTGGCCGTCTTGAATGTGCGATCCTGGTACAAGTTGTTGATCCAGCTCAGCAGGTCAGGGTCCGTAAACTCCCCGAGCTTGTTGCGCCATTTCGGCAGTGTAAAATCGACCATCTTGCTCTTCGGCGCAAACTTAGAGGGAACACACGCAAACTTAAACATGAGACTCATACTGGTCGTTGTGGGTTCGCACGTTGTTCGTTGGGTGAGTGAGGAGCTCTATCACGAGTACTGTGCTGGGTTCTTTACATCAATTTTTGCCTATGGGTCTCCTACATGCCACGGGCTTCGATGGGTCGCCGATTCAATCTCGGCACAGACAGTCGCCATTCTCGGCGCAACGGCACTTAAGGCGGTCGAGTGTGTATATGGAAAGTAAGAGTCCATGGACCGCGTTTTCCTCCTCGACCGTTCTGGATCTATGGAGACATGCTGGGACGACACTATTGGTGGTTTTAATGCATTTGTGAACGAGCAGAAGCCTCTGGGAGGGACGCTTTCGCTTATTCAGTTTGATCACGAGACCATCGTTTCTTATGAGCCGACGCCTATCGACAAGGTTGAACCTTTGAGCCGGGCGACGTTCAAGCCTCGTGGGTCAACTGCGTTGCTTGACGCAATTGGCAATACTATCAAGGCGGCAAGTCAGGGTTCGACCCCGACCGTCATCATCTTTACGGACGGTCACGAGAATGCGAGCCGCGAATACACAAAGTCGCACATTCGTGATCTCATCGACCAGAAGACCAAGGATGGCTGGACATTTATGTATCTCGGTGCGAACCAGGATGCATTTGCCGAGGCGGGTTCGCTCGGTATTTCGGCCAACAGGACTATGAACTACGACGTTCGCGATACACCCACCGCATTCGCACGTCTGAGTCAGTCACTCTCTAGGGAGCCTGAAGATGCGCCTGTTGTGTAAGAGCCACCGCTTTTTGAGTCGCTATTCGAGCCTGGTCTCCCAGAGAGGGGGTGGCGGTCGCCGGAACCACCTGAACCACAGGAACTGCCTGAATCATCGGCGGTGGCGGTGGTGGAGGAACCACTGTAACTTTTCGTAACGTAGAACCATTGACAAAAATACTAAAAATAGCCAAAGCCATTATAAAAGCATTCATGTACCACCACAGGTCTTTATCGTTTTTAGGATCTCTGATGTATGTCCAAGTTCTTTGGATCGCAAAAGCACTAATCACCATATTTATTACTGCTTCCATTAGTTTATTTGTATATTATTTTCTGTCCCAAAACCCTCTGTGTCTTCTTTACTGCCCGCTTGAAATCGGGTTCTGACCAAAGAAGCCAACGAGACCAGAACCCGGCCGTCTTGGCCCCGGACCGCCCCCAGTTTTCGCGTTTCTGGTGGCGAATCATGTAGCGCTTCATCCGCTCCTTGTCCTTGTGAATGGTGTAGTCCGAATAGCCCTTTGCGCCAAAACGCACTATCGTTCCGTCCGGGAAGCGCGCCATAAACTTGTGCTTTGCGTTGTTCGACTTGCGGAGCTCAATCGTCATCGAATGCTAATTCTTATTGAGATATAAATTAGAAGAGACAGCATTATAACGTTAAAAACTATGTACCCTGTAATCCAAGGGTACGCGGCCCGTACCGCGTTATTATCGAGAATCATATTTATAATCTGTCTACTAATAGGCTCATCACCTTCATCATCTGAATTCATGGATAGATACTGTAAGAAATCAGTACAAAAAAATCCTCACGAATTTACAAAGCTCGGCCGGGCTGTGTGCGTCCTGGGTCGCACTGGTATCGGCAAGACGTGGACCGTTCATAAAGAACTCGATCCGTGTATAGAAATCACGGCTGACATTCTCAAGAGTAAGCAAGAGACGATCGAACTCTTGGCAAAAATAAAAGGCACGAACATTCCAGTAATTTTAGATGAATATGAATGTGTCGTCGGGCTCATTGGAATGAAAGAGATTACAGAAATTCCTACGGATGGAATATTTGTAGTCGTTTCACAAATTCCTGTAAAATTTAATTTTGAAATTATAAATTATGAATTTCCCGTGCCGACCAATGATCAAATTAAGAACATTGTTCCTCGGGCGACCCCCGAGGTTCTAGAGGCTGCGGCCGGCGATATACGATGGGTCAAGCAAGCGACAGAATTTAAAACAGACTTCAAGGATGACTTTCAGGGACCGAGGGAATTCGTGACGTCCCTCGTCTCCCGGACGTCGAGCATCAACCCGGCCATATATACAGGGTCACCACTTGCAGAACCTGGAAATATGGCGTCGATACTCAACGCAAACTATCTCGACTCTCCGAGTGCTCCAGTTGCCGAGGTGGCTGACATGTTCAGCGTGGCTGATATGATTGAGGATGTGGTCTACTCGGGCGACTGGGAACTCATGCCCTATTTCAACTTTTGGGGGTGCGTTCTGCCGGCCGTCACAATAGGACACACCCTCGGAAACCACCTCAAACCCGGAAGTTCGTGGACACGATATCAGAACATGTGCATGAGGCGCAAGAAGATACGAGCCATGTACGAACGAGTCCCAAGAATGACACAGGATATTGATGGAATTTTCTTAATCCTTGATTATATCCAAAAGGACGAAGAACGCGCCGTTGAATTAATGAAAGAATATGGGTTTCAAAAAGAGGACATTGACATTTTGAACCACCTGAGCCCAACGCGAAAGCTCAAGGCCAAGGCGATCTCGAACCTAAAGAAGAGCATTGCTCAATGAACAATGGAAAAGGAAGAGGAGCACGAGCCAGAGTTTGTCAAGGTTCAGGGGTCGGATGTCTACTTTCACTGCGATGTCACCCCGGAGAATGTTCTTGAATTTAATTTAAAATTAAAAAAATTAGAAATTGATCTGGTCAAGAAGCATCTGGATGTTGGGCTCGACCATATCAAGCCAGAGATTCGCGTCTTCATCCATTCGAATGGCGGGGACATGCATGCCGGTCTGAGTGCCATGGATTGCATCCGTTCGATGCGGCGTTCGAAGGTTCGAACAATTGCCGACGGTGTGTGCGCGTCAGCGGCGACTTTTATGCTTTTGGGAGGTCGAACACGCTACATGACAAAGAACTCGTATGTACTCATCCACCAACTGAACCTGGATGGAACGTGGGGCAAATACGAGGACTTCAAAGACCAGATGGAGAATCTGGATAATTTTATGAATAAATTAAAAGAAATTTACAGCGAAGAGACTTCCATACCTATTGAAATGATGGGGGATGTGATGAAGCGGGACATTTATTTTGATTCTAAGAAATGCTTAGATTTGAAGATTGTGGACTCTATTCTTCAGTGACCTCGACGTCGGGAACATCGGCATCCTCCTCCTCTTCCTCATCGTCGTCCTCCTCTTCCTCGGCAATTGGCTCGGGCTCTGGAACCTTGACAACCGGGGGCTTCTTGAAAGAAACCTTCTTGACGGGTGGAGGAGGCCGCTGAGGCTGCTGAGGCATCATCATGGGCATCTGGGGAGGCATCTGCATGGGGCGCTTTGGCATCTTCGAGCCCTCGCGGTTAAACTTCTTATTGAACTTCTTGTAAAGGAAATATCCAATAATCAGAATAGCCAGAATTGCGGCAATGTTCAGTACGCTGAATGGAGACTTGGACTTGATCGTCTCAATGACGGAACGTTTGGCATGATCAACAACTGGGGGAACGGTGTTCATTATAAAGAAAATTGAGGTTTTTTCTACGCCAGGTTCCCGCGGGTTACCAAAACCCTAAGTCAAATGGATGATATCGAGCAAAGCTGGGCGCTTCTGGATGAATTTCGAAGCACGACCGAGACGTTCCAAGCGGTCCTGGATGAATGGTGTTGTTCGAAGTGTGGTGGGCGCAAGGTGCTGGATGAAATGCCGGTCTGCACCGACTGCGGCCTGACCGATGACACCTGGATACTTGACGAACCCGAGTGGAATTCTGGAGCCGACCCTGATCACGGGAACAAGGATCCTTCGCGCGTCGGCGCACCTATCAACACGGACCACTTTTCGGCATCCTGGGGAATGGGGACAATCATTGTTCCCAATAACAAATCATACGCAACTGCTCGTATGAGCCGTATTCATCACCATTCGAGTATGAATCACCGAGACCGTGCGTTGTTTCATGCGTATGCACAGCTGACTGAGATTGGCTCAAAGGTTCTGGGGTTGCCTGACGTCGTCATGTATTCGGCCAAGATGAAGTACAAAGAATTCAACGAGTCGAAGCTGACCCGTGGAGCTGTTCGAAACGGCGTCAAGGCGAATTGCATATTTCAAGCGTGCCGAGAGCACAACGTCTCGCGAACGACCAAGGAGATTGCAGACGCCTTTGGGATACCCTCTCGCGACTTGAGTCGAACGACCGAAATGTTTCAGGAGAAGATTCCGGATACCGAGGTTCATATCGTGACGGCCGCGCACCTCATTCCCCGGTTTTTCAACGATATACAAAACTTGCCCGACTCTCAAAAGGGACCCATTAGAATGCGAGTCATTCGCGTCTGCAAGTCTCTTGAGGAGTCTGTCGAACTCATGGGGCGAACACCAAAGGCGATCGCGTGCGGGGTAATTTGCGTCGTCCTGTCAGAACTCGGGCAACCTTTCGAGCGTACAAACATATGTAGAATTTGCGACGTTTCTCTTCCAACTTTGACGAAGATTGAGACTATTATTAGAGCTGAACTTAAGGAGAAGAACCTAGTTTAATTTAATGACCGTAACCCTATTTGTCTCGACCCCGTGCTACGGAGGCATCTGTCTCCAGGGGTACGCAGAGTCCCTTATTCGTCTCCAACGCACGTGCGCAATGAATGGGTATCAGATGATGCTCGACACGACCGAAAACGAATCGCTCGTCCACAGGGCCCGTAACATTGCAGTCGCTCGCTTTCACCAGAAGACTGCAGCGACTCATTTCCTATTTATCGATGCAGACATTCACTTCGACCCCGAGGCGGTCGTACGCCTCATCAAGTCGGATCACGACGTGGCGGTCGCGTGCTACCCCAAGAAGTGCGTTATGTGGGATCAGGCAGAGGCTGAGGTCAAGAAGGGCTCGACAAAGGATCTCGCTCGCGTGTCAGCTTCACTCGTAATGAACTTCAAGTATCAACAGACGCAGATTCGCGACGGATTTGCGGAGGTTCTTGACGGCCCAACGGGGTTTATGCTCATCAAGCGTGAGGTTTTCACGAAGATGTTCGAGCGTTACCCCGAACTCAACTGCGTGAATGATCACCAAAACAAGGATCTCGACGAGTACTGTGCCGTGTTCGATTGTATGATCGACCCGGAAACGCGTCGGTATCTTTCAGAGGATTACGCATTCTGCCGGCGCTGGCAGCAGATGGGTGGAAAGATCTTTGCGGACTGCTTCACAGTCCTTGGGCACATCGGGAATATCCGCTTTCAAGGAAAACTCGAGGACAGGCTCAACGCCGTACAGACACCGACCGCCGTCTGATGCTCCCTATGACCTTTTTCTTGTAGTTGTTCCTCCTCCGCGCCGCATTAAGCGCAGTGTTAAAATGGGCTCTCGCGGTTATTAGGTTGGCAATTTTCCTAAAATTTTTCTCAGAATTAATCAATGAATTCACTTTGCGAATGGCGTTCTGGATTTCACTCAGTGAATAGTTTTTAGACATTTCTATAAGACAACAAAAAATTGAAGACGGCTTAAGGTTTAAAACTTTATAAAAACAAATGACCGTCCTTCATATTTGTATGGTCACGCGCAACAAGTCGATCAGCGCGACGACCCTCCACACGGCAATGAACCTCCATTCGCTGTGCATGCAGCGTGCGTGCCATCTCGAGATTCATTTCGTCGATGACAAGTCGTCCCTTCCCAAGCTCATCAAGTCGGGTGATCGTATTTTCTGGATGGATTACGGGACGAACCTGAACGTCGAGGAGCTTCACAGGGTTCTGGATACGTGGTCGGATGGTGTCAACGTCGTCGTCTTCCCGTCAGTCAAAGAGGGTATCAATTGGGATCAATTTAAGAAAAAGACAGTCGCCGGAACAACTGAGCCAGCCTCTCAGCGCGGTCTCGATTTTGACACAATTGTCGGTAAAAAGTATTCAGACGGCTTTCACGAGTGTCTGAAGACTTCGGCGCGCGTCTGGGCCATGGATGCCAAGCCGGTCGACAAGAAGCTCCGGGGCGGGAAGGTTCCTGTAAACTTTACTCTGAATGACGACATGTTCGAATGTTTGCGTGCGAATGGAATCAAGATTGCCGCCGCAACCAACGCCATCGTCGTATGTCATTTTGTGCACGAGTGCTTTGGGAACATTCTCGAGGCATCTGGAGTCTCCCTTGAGCCTTAGAGGATAGGCGCGCGAATTCAAATAAGCATGAAATTTATAATCGACTCATGGGGAGGCGATCCCGGGCGCTTTCCGGGCCCCCAACCAGTGTCGATCGAGCGGCGTCATTTCCCGCTGCTCGCTCAACAGCCTTACGTGGTCTGCGAAAAGACCGACGGAGTCCGGCACCTTCTGGCAAGTACTGATGAAGGCGTTTTTCTCGTGAATCGTGCGTTTCATACAGAGCCCGTAAAAATACGCCTTGCCAAAGACACGTTGCTCGATGGAGAACTTGTTCAGACGAAATTAGAACAGACGCTCTTCATGGTCTATGATGCCGTGCGAGTCAAAGGGGAGGATCTGCGCCAAAAACCGTTGAACGAGCGACTCGACGCGGCTCGCAAGGTTATCAAGGCGATAATCAAGACGGCCAACGCACCGTTTGAGATTCGAGTCAAGACCATGTGGCCTCTCCAGTCGATCAGAGCCATGACGGCGCTCGACAAGTTTGATTACGAGACGGACGGAGTCGTCTTCACACCTGTGAATGAGCCTATTCGCATGGGGACCCACGAAACCATGTTCAAGTGGAAGCCCCGGGAGAGAATTACTGTAGATTTTGCATTAATGTCTGGTAAAAATTTATATGTCCAAGAAAAAGGATATCCGATACTCGAGGCTGAGTTGCTCCCACCGAACCAGAGACCCGACTTGTCCGATGGGACCATAATCGAATGCGGGTATGGTCATATTGGGTGGTTTGTCGAGAAGATTCGTACGGACAAGACCTATGCGAACAACCGACGAACGTATTTTCGAACAATCATCAATCTTAAGGAGGATATCAAGTTTGGGGAGTTTTACCGGTACCAAGCCATGTAAAACTGACCCCGGAGATCTTTGGGTTCTGGAACCTCACGGACGACCTCGTCGTCTTTAATGTACCACTTATCGTAGCGTCTGACCAAGAGAGCGTAGTGACCCCCTTGCCTTATCCCATGGTGGATGATGCATGAGAAGAGTCGGCGGTCGCCAAAGTCTTGTGGAATATCAATCGGAAATTTCCCGTCATACATTGAAAAAGAAAAGCCAATGATACGTGGCCATTTTGTAACTGTATTCCGGAGAGCCGCACATGCATGTGTCTCTCCAGAGTCGTCTTTGTAGTTTTCGAGGGGAACGGGCTCTTCGCGCGCCTTGACAAGGTCTGGAATGCTGGTCGGTTTCATCACATCTAGAATAAGGGTAGTGAATTGGGCGACCCTGACCGACTTTCCACCGGCCCATGCCACCTCCTGCGTCTCCTCCCCGTTGAACATTCCTTGTATCAATTCATTTCCTAATGATTTTTCAAAAACATCAATCAAAATTACAACAACCTCTTGGGCGTCGTGTTGATTTTGTCCATGAAAATCCTTAAATTGATTCTGGAATGCCGTGAGGAGATCTCGTGGATCGACAGGGCCTGCCTGGTTGATGCGGAAGAGATCCATGACAACCTTCCGATACTCTTTGGTAATTTCACAAGAACCTTCGTATTTATTTTCAAAGAAATATTTAGAAAGTGGTGGCACGTGTGCCAAACACTGAACTGCGGTCGAGAAGTAGCATGTGTTGCCAAGGTTCACAAGACCTCGCATCTCTCTTAGAGAAGAGACGCTCTTATTTTTTAAGAGAAAGAATGCGGGTCGAACCAACTGCCAACCCCCAAAGTCAGAAGCTGTTCGAGGCATGGGCGCCGTTGATCAAAAAGCACAAGGGCGAGAGTGCGACTGAGATTGAGTTTCGTTTCGGTCGTCGGAACAAGAAGGCGTTCGACACCAACGTCGGGAATGAGACGTTCGATCGTGTCTTCCAGGCTCTGATGAAGGCTCAGTGCTGGGAAACCAGCCGTCACACCAAGGCGACTGTGTACTATTTCTCGGAGGGTGCACGCCTGACGATTGACGAGGAGTCTGACGAGCAGGACGGTTGTGTCAAGCAGCGCGTCGCTGTGAATGATTTCGAGATTGAGAATGCGAATTATGACGTCCGCCTTGGCATTTCGACCGAGACTCCGTGGGAGTACGATGGTGAAGAGGTGAGTTCGAAACAAAAGGACAAGGAGCGTTGGTCTTTTGTTCGGAAGAATTTGTCCATCGATATGACAATCATCAAAGGGACGCCCGACGACAAGGACTCAGATGACGACACGTCATATCAGATTGAGCTCGAGATTATCAGGCCAGATGAACTTGAAACAGATATTGAATTATTTAATATTTTGTACAAAGTTTTTGACATAATAAAATGTATGTAAATAGTACACAATGGGTGCCAGTTCTTCGAAACCTCGTCGTGTAAATAATAACTACAATGCACAAAGGAAACGAAACATCAACAGAATAAACAGTTTAGAAAAAAAGTTGAAAACTATGAATTTTAATAATAAAAACTATTACACTATTCAGAGAGAAATTAGGAGTCTGGAAAAAAAGATACACGGTCTCCCAAACAGTTATTAAGTGCGTTTAATTTTAGGAACATTAAATTTAAAATTCTTAGGCGGGTTCCATGCGGGCACGCGTACAACTTTTCCAGTATTCAGATTCTCATAGTTGTAAGCCGCGCGGGAAGTTTGGGGGATGTGGTGGTTGATCCAGGGTTTCATACCGTTCGCGATTTGAGCCCGCTTCGGGTACTTTCCAGTCTCTTTGTTGGGTGTCAGGGCAATCTTCATCATGTGAGCCTTGAATGCATTCGCCTTGTTTGCGGGCAGCCATGAAGGATTCTTAAATTTAGATTCAAAATCGGCTACCGCCGAATTGCGCTTCCGGCTCGCCAACGTCTTTGCCACAAAGTTCTTTGTAGCCTTGGAGAGGTTGGCCTTCCGGACCTTGCCCCGCGGCCCCGCCTTGACGGCGTTCAGAGCCGCCTTGAGATTTACGTTATTTCCATTCCTATAATAATTTTTCAACTTTTGTTTCAGTTCATACTGTGTGGTTGTCTCCACGTCCGCAAAGAGACTGTTCATCGAACTCGAAGCGGATGACAGGCTTCGGGTCGGGATCGGGGTCTTGGCTTTGGGCCGAGTCATCTGGTAAATGACTCCAAACTGGTTCGCAGACGAGAACTTGTTAAATTCAGCACGGTTATTCGTCTTTATCACTGCGCCTATGATTTTATCCTTGGCATCTCGGCTCATCGTTGCCCACTCACGTGTGGTGGGCTGCGCACCCGACTTGAGTTTCTGTACCCGTCCGTCTTTCATAAACTTGTACTTTGTCGAACCGATCGTCACGTTGTAGGTTGAGCTGATCGGAGATGGTGCCTTCCGAGACTTGATCCGGGCTATAATCTCCACCGGTTTTGTTTTGTTTGAAACCTCTGCGATACCAGCGTTCCGGGCAACGGCCAGGAGCTCGGGCTTGGTCAGACGTGTGGCCTGTCGGCCGTTGATGCGCAGTATTCCGTTCGCACCAACTTCAAACTTGTGTTCTGGTTTTACTCCGGCTGTCTTTACGTTGGCTGGAATGTTGAACAGAGCCCGGACGGCTGCCGGAATGTTTCGCCCGGCCGCAGTGTACGTCGATATGACCGTTTTTCGTCCGGCCGCCTTTCCCTTTGGTACGGCAAACCAGTACGGCTGCTGACCGGGTCCTGGTCGCACGTAGTATCCCTCCTTTGTCGCATTCCAGCTATTCGCGCGCCTATTCGAAACTCCCGCGTAGGTCTTTTTGTTGGTCACGGCGTTGAGCGGGTGACCGGCGTTTCGGAAAACCTTGAGGGTCGAAGCCGGGATGGGCTTCCCGGCGTTTTCGAACGCCTTGCGCACCTTGGGGGCGAGAGGACCAAGGTTCACAGTTCCATTCAGAATGTTCGGCCCCTCTTGGAGCTTTCGGTAGTACTCGTATGGATAAAGACGCGGGAGACCGTTGGGACCCGGGCGGATGTAGTACCCCCGTGGGACCTTGTCCGGGAGCTTGTTCCACGTGCCGGCAAGAGGGTGGTTGCGGTTCTTGGCCGTCGTGGCAGTCCCACTGAAAATTTCAGCCCCAAACAATCCAAAACCATAATTTGTAAAAAACTGTTTGAAAAGTTCTACAGGCACCCCAATGTCATCAATTTTAGTAATTCCTGAAAACAAAATTGTACCATTCTTAAAGATCTGATAGGTCACCTTGGGTTTCTTGAATTTCACACTCAATGCGGGAGCCGTGATTCCAACCACAGGAAGATCCTCAAGCATGTCGTGCGGGATGAGAACCCGGGTCGCCTCCGCAAATGATTCCAGATTAATCTTTTTATTAATTTTAAATGAACAATTAATAATTTTATATTTTGGTTTCATGCGAATTATAGATTTTGAGACCCATTCATTCTTGGCGCACTTGACGTAGGCCTCCTCAAAGTTTCCGGCTCCACTGACCTGAACGCCATCCTTGGTCAGAACGACGGTCAAGTTATTGGTCTTGGCCGTGACGTACTTGCACTGGTCGGCTCCCTCGCCTATCCATTGACCGTTCACATATCGGACACGTGGCTTTGACCGGAGGTTCACGTACCCGGCAACCTCTGTGAATCCAGTGACTTTTTCATAAAATATCTTTCCAAAATTGACGACAATTTGCAGAGATGACACGGTTGATATAACTTTGGGCTGGGTCACGGTAAAACCGGGGCCGGACGCCGCGCGGCGCTTCCGAAAGATTTTCTGAATCTTTCGGGCGGCCGCAGCCTTGTTCATCTATTGTTTTACTATATTTTAATTTTCACCAATATCAACCCCAAATATGAACGGTTGATTTGCATACATGGAGCCCTTGTACTCACGAGCCTCGTTTCGAACCTCAATTTCACGCGAGCTGAATGGTCCTGCGTAAATATCCTGGTTGAACTTGCATACACCCAGGTTATTCTCGGTACAGTGTGTCTTGAAGTAAGCGATGAATATCTTCTGAGGTATGAAACGATCCGTACCAAACAGACACTTCTCGGAAGCCAGGAAGTTCTGGAGCGCGTTGGTCACCGTCGCGACCTGTGTCTGGATCTTCTTGAAGTAGGCCGGAAGAACGTTCCAAATGTCCTTGTCAGCATACTTGTGCGCATAGTCAAGGTAGGCTCGAATACATTTGCACATGATTGCCGGGAGCTCGAGCTCAAGCTTGTCCTCGAGGTGCGGGTCAGAAACCTCCGGCGCAATCTGTCTGCCAAAGTTTACCGTCGCAAGACGGCGCAGGATAGACCCCGAGTTGTCCTTCCAGTTGGGAACCTCGTTCCCTCCGAGAATACCGGGAGTCTTCCACTGCAGACTCACGGCCGTCTCGTTTTTGCGCGCAATCGAGACATCCTCACCCGAAACGAGCGACTGGAACTCAGCCTGTTCGAGTGCCAGATCCCCCTTGACCTCGGGGCTGATGAAGACAAACCCCTTGTAAATACTCTGGAGACCGAATTTTCTCTCGATATTGTTCGAAAGGGTCGCGACATCCTCGCATTCGTAAAACTTGCGACAGACCTTGGTGATGAGGGTCGACTTGCCGGACTGTGCGATACCCTTGAGGAATGGGATAATCTGCCACCCGTCGAGCTCATTCACATCAAAACACAAACGACCGATGAAGACGTATATCCATCGGCAGACCGCCTCCTCAAACCGCTGGTAGTCCAGAACGAGCTGCATGTTCGGGGTCGGAATATCGTACCAGTCCTCCTTGTCGATGTGCGCATCGAACGGCATGTCGAAATACTTGCAGCTGACAATTGTCGGATCGAGCTCGTGAAACTCACGGTTGTTATACGGGTAAAACTTGATGCGATACTGGTTCGACTTGACGTCCCAATCTTTTCCAACGAGCAGGCCGTTCTGAAACGACCAGACGTGGCGATCCTTGCAAATCTCCTGAAACTGAAAGTCATGGCAGTTGTTCAGGTGGCGCTCCAGGTCTGCAACCAGGTTTCCACGGCTCGTGAGCTGCTTCCAACGATCGGGCTCATCCTCCTTTTGGGTAGAGTCGTAAATAAACTTTTTAATCTCTTTGACTGGCTTCCATGCCCGGGTGTTTCGAATCTGCACGCAACACTGACCCTTGTATCGCTTGTACCCCTCGTCATAGGCCTTGGAAAGCAGGTACAAAAGGAGCTTTTGATAGGGCGTAATTGACTCATCATCCTTCAGGGACGTATCGATATTATCAATCGCAAGAGTCGGGTTCGTGCTCCTGTTGTGCTTGCGCTCCCACAGGCGAAACTGCTCGAACATCTCTTTGCGATCGGTAATCAAGCGACGAACGCGAAACTCAAGAGTAAACTCCTCGTTGTTAATGTCCGTGCTCGAATCCTTTTCGATACCCATCTGCTCGATACGAGCCAGAATCGTCCGACACCCGTTGATGTACAGATCCTTCTTGTCTCGAACCTGTCGTTCGACATAGTCGACCGGAAACTTGTCCGCATCCCGAACCTGATCTTTCGGGAAAAGAACGTACGACCACGCATTGGCAGCCGCCAGAGAGTTTGCCCGAACGTGAATCAGGGCATCTTTCTCCATATTTTTTACATAATTTTCAATATCTGCCTTTGTCCACGAGTTCATCTCGTTGGTCTGCTTTGCATTTTGAATCTGCTCGGCGTGTTCATCAGTGAGATCCTTTGTGATTGTATGAACCTCCATACTATATATGAGACTGTCTTTTTTAAGCCTCCTCGTCTGCTGGAGTGGATGCAGGGGCGGCTGGAAGTGCAGACTTGCCCATGGCGCTAAGAATCTTTACAAGAATCTTATTCTGCATCTCAAGGCTCGTGGCGATCCGCTCGACCGCATCCTTGGTTGACACGAGGGCGGTCGCGACGGTCTCGCCATCATCCGTCGCCAGGAGGCTGCTCAGTGCATCAAACATATCGGGATACTCATCCATTTCCTCGTCCTCCTCCTCGTCAAACTCCTCCTCCTCGACTGGCACTGGCTTGGGCGGGGGCTGGGGACGGCGAGACATTTGTAATTTTGCACTAGAAATTAAGGATTGAATTTTTTCGCGGGTCAGGTGCTGAAACTATTTTCGCGGGTTATATTAAAATGCCTGCCGGTGGTCTTATGCAACTTGTCGCCTACGGCGCTCAGGACGTGTACCTTACTGGAGATCCCAAGGTTACTTTTTTCCAGTCAAGCTACAGCCGTCATACCAATTTCTCGATGGAAATGGTCCAGCAGAACATTTCTGGAGCTGGAGGAAACGGTGGACTCCAGTCAGTGACCATTTCTCGATCAGGTGATCTCGTCGGTGACATGTTCGTCGCCCTGACCCCAACGACGGCATCGGCCGCTCAGCTGACCTCGAACAATATCGGGGCTGATATGTGCTGGGTTGCCGAACGTGCTTTCGACTCCGTGAGCCTGTACATTGGCGGCCAGCTCATTGATAAGCATTACCAGACTTGGTTCCGCCTGTATTCTGAGGTCTTTACTGATTTCTCTAAAAAAATTAACTATGGCCAGCTGACGTCTCTTGCGGTCGCGAATAACCTGCAATCAGCAACCAACACCTCCCTAGGCAAGGTCTATCTTCCTCTCATATTCTTCTTTAACAGGAACCCGGGCCTTTTCCTGCCTCTGATTGCCCTGCAGTACCACGAGGTTCGTATCGATTTCCAGATATCGACCCTTTATTCCAACTATTTCGGAACCAACGTCTTCGAGGTCTGGGCCAATTACATGTACCTGGATACCAAGGAGCGTGAGAAGTTCGCCAAGCTGAACCACGAGTACCTGATCGAGCAGGTTCAGCACGTCGCTCCCGATGCCGTCGGTGGTTCCTCGAACGAGAATGCACCTTCGGTCATTCGTCTCCAGTATAACCACCCAGTCAAGGAGCTCATCTGGTGCTATGCCAACCCGAACTATGCCACCAATCCCAACTCCATGTGGAACTTCAGCAGTGGTACCGCAAATGTGAACGTCACCATAGACACAAACAAGCTCGCCCAGTCCGGATCCGCACTCGGGAACAATATCGGAGTTCCTCTCCTGTATTCCCCGCCGCCCCTTGCATCTGGTTCGAACGTCTACGTGAATGCTACCACAGCAACTGGAGCAATTTCAGGAACTGCAATTGCAGCCGGAACCTCCATGACCCTTCAGTCGAACGTGACCCTTGGGAACGTCTTCTGGTCTGAGGCTGGTATGCCCAACTACGGAACCTCCAACACGGCCTATGGCTACGAGGTCGGCCCGCTCCACCAGTTCAAGATCCTGCTCAACGGCACGGATCGTTTCGTCCCCCAGCCCGGCAAGTTTTTCAACTCCTACCAGCCCTATCAGTATCACTCGGGCGCTCCATATCCAGGAATATACGTTTACTCATTTGCACTCAAGCCAGAGGAAGTTCAACCCTCGGGCACATGCAACTTTTCCCGAATTGACATTGCCCAGGCGGCCGTATATCTCAAGACTGGGATGCCTACGAACCTTCTTCAGAAGATGTTTGCGGTGAACTATAATATCCTGCGGATTCAGTCTGGTCTCGGGGGTCTCGCATTCTCGAACTAGAGGGAGGTTTCTCTGCCCAAAATTATTTTCTCTGAGTATATTACAAAATGGGAGGAGGACTTATGCAGCTCGTAGCCTATGGCGCTCAGGATGTGTATCTTACCGGTCAGCCGAAGGTGACCTTTTTCCAGGCCGTGTACAAGCGTCACACGAACTTCGCCATGGAGAACATTCAGCAGACCGTGAACGGCACCCCCACCAACGGTGGCCGTGTGTCCGTGACCATTGCCCGCAACGGCGATCTGGTCGGCAATATGTATGTGGCTCTTCTGCCCCAGACCGGTCTGTCCACCACGACTACCAACTCGACGACCCCCGACTCCGTGTTCCTGGCCGAGCGCGCCATCAGCGCCGTGGAGCTGACCATTGGCGGCCAGCGCATCGACAAGCACTACCAGTCCTGGTTCCGTCTGTACGCCGAGGTGTTCCTGGGCGAGTCCGACAAGATCGCCTACGGCAAGCTGTCTTCCAGCTCCGTGGTTGCCGATAACTCCACCAACAAGACCTACGTGTACCTGCCCCTGCTGTTCTTCTTCAACCGCAACCCCGGCCTGTACCTGCCCCTGATTGCCCTGCAGTACCACGAGGTTCGCCTTGACTTCGACCTGACCAGCGCCTACTCCGCCTATTTCGGCTCCAACGCTCTGGAGGTCTGGGCCAACTACGTGTACCTGGACACCGAGGAGCGCCGCCGCTTCGCCCAGAAGGGCCACGAGTACCTGATCGAGCAGGTTCAGCACACCGGTGGTGATGCCATCTCGGCCGCCTCCTCCACCGTGCGCCTGTCCTTCAATCACCCCGTGAAGGAGCTGATCTGGTGCTATGCCAACACGACCGCAACTGCCAACAACTCTCTGTGGAACTTCAGTACCTCCCAGTCCAACGTGCAGCTGACCGTGGCTTCCAACACCTTCACCCTCATTGGCGGTATGGGCCACGAGGTTGGTGCTCCCCGTCTGAGCTGCTCTAACATCTTCTCCGTTGGCACGGCTCTGTCCGCCAACTCCATGGTCAGCACCTCCAACCCTTCCGGCCTCGGCACCTTCTGGTTCGAGGAGGGCACTGCCTCGGGCTACGGCACCGGTGTCGGTGGCTACGAGGTCGGCCCCCTGCAGAACTTCAAGGTGGTTCTCAACGGCCAGGATCGTTTCAAGGAGCAGGTCGGCAAGTACTTCAACCAGTACATTCCCCTTCTGTACCACACCGGCACGCCCTACCCCGGCATCTACGTGTACACCTTCGCCCTGCAGCCCGAGGAGCACCAGCCGACCGGCACCTGCAATTTCTCTCGCATTGATAACGCCCAGGTGGCTGTCAACCTGAAGTCTGGCGCCCAGAACTCCAACCCCCTCCAGAAGATGTTCGCAGTGAACTACAACATCCTGCGCATCCAGTCTGGCATGGGCGGCCTCGCATTCTCCAACTAAATTTTGGACCCAAAAAATCAAAAACCCAAAACGGGCGGAACGTTTCCTTCCGGGGTGTTCCGGCCCCAAGATCGTCCTTTCGGTGATCTTGGAGTCGAAACTTAGATACGCGCAATAACTTCCCATGTTCCAGAACTGGCCGCAAATTCATTCTCGATAATCTTTGAGCACTTCTCCGGATCAAAACTTGGAGAACAGCAAAAAACGTCGATATAAATCATATTATTCTCTGGATATGTGTGAGCTGAGAAATGGCTCTCCGAGAGTACAAGGACTCCGGTCGTCCCGTGAGGCTCAAATTGGTGAAAAGCTCGGCTTACAACAGTAAACCCGCACTTTTCAGCGATTCGATTCATAATTTTCTCAAGGTGGGCACTGCGAGCTATCCACACGCCATCGATCCGACCGATCAGATGCTTCATCTAGTGTCCCATCATTTTATATATAACCAGTGCTACCGCGAACACGAGATACAGGAGACCAAAGTAGTTTTCACCCTTGGTCGCCTGAGGCTTGGAACCTTCAATCATACTCGAAACTCCAAGTGCTGCAAACAGTGCAACCATTGCCCAGAATGCGGGTGTATTAAAATCAACAGCCATACTATAACTATGGAGAATCTTTCTGGGGCCGAACTCGTCAAGGCTGTTCAACTTGAGGATCCAAGTCTGAGCATTCCAGATGTTCTGGACAGGGTCAGGACAATTTTAATTAAAAAAAATATAAAAATTGTAAAATCTCTGGGTCATGACAACATATTCCGTAATATTAAGGAGTTAGTGAATCTTGGTATGACACGCGAAGACTTGGCCGTGGCTTTAGAAGAGTTTGGGGATATTGATTCTGGTCTGCTGGATCAGGTAATCACCTTCCTGGAATACCCAGAGGATACAAGCCCGCCATCCCGCTTGTGTTGTTTGTCCTGGAGAACTGCTGGGAAAGGAAAAACACGAGGTACAGCCCCCCAACCATCAGGATAGTCGCCTTGATAATTTCGGACGCAATCTTCCGGCGTTCTGGGATGAAGAATATCTGAAGTCCAAATAGAATCAGGCCAAGTCCAAGAGCCAGAATTATAGAAGCCGGCAGCATTATACTACTTAAGGACATTTTTATTAATACGATTAATGAATTTTTCTTATCTAGAACCCCTGACTGAATTTGCTTTCCGGTCAGTGGCGGCACCTCCTGTTCAGCCAACACCAACCGAGCTCGATGATTCATGGAAGGCGTTCGAGGTTGAACTGGGGTCGTTCAAAACGCAGTATGCAAAGTCTCGTGCAAATGTCACCGTACTTCACTCGCGCCTGACTGCAAAACAGGCCGATTTGAATATTTTAGAAATGGCTTCAAAAGTTCTCAAGTCTGATGGCTTAAAGGCGAGCGTCTCTGATATAGTATCAGAGTATCAGATTACGGAAGAGCTCCCGGCTCTTACCCAAGAATATGCAAACGCGCTAGGAAAACTCGAGGCGCAGAAGAAGGTTATGATGGACACGAACGCTGAAAGGTACGCCCGTTTCACCTGTTTTGTATGTATGGACGCCCTTGTTGACACATTCCTTGACCCATGTTCACACGTCGTTTGTGAGAGATGCTGGATACGTACGAGAGCGAGTACGTGCCCTGGATGTCGCGCAGACGTTCATAACGTCAGAAAGATTTATACTCTTTCATGAGGTCCTGTAACTCAGTTGGTTAGAGTGCGGGTCTTATGGATCAACACAACGTGTTGGAACAGTCGCGCAGCGACTGACTATGAAAGCCCGAAGTCGCGGGTTCGACCCCCGCCAGGACCATGACCTGGACCTGAGCAAGTCCCTAAACTACTCGCGCGGCGAAAAGCTTCGCTTTTCTGACTTTGGCGCAGTTGGTAGCGCATCGGATTGTAGGAGGGACTTCGGTCCCGACGTGTAAAACTCCGCTGGTCGTGTGTTCGAATCACACAAGTCAGACGAGACCTGGGTACGTCCGTAAAAGGCCTGATGGGGTGCCACATCAAAACGGCCGGAAAGGGGATAGGACTGCAGCTATCCCTCGAGGTTGGCCACCTCCTTTCCACGTGCTCTCATAGCTCAGTTGGCTAGAGCGTCAGACTGTTAGAGTTGAATCTAGTTCAACTCGGCGGGTATCTGAATGTCGCAGGTTCGACCCCTGCTGGGAGCGTTTTTTGAAGTGTCTTGCTCCACTTAAAAAAACGCAACTCTTTTAAACGAATGAAAGTCTTACTTTCCGACGGACATGTCGAATGCCCATATGAAATTTTCCAAAAGTTTCGTGTGTTACCAGAGCTTATGGTTGACTCATCGTCGTTCCCTATGCCCTATGTCACTGTCCGAATCTTTTCGAAGATGATGGAATTTGCCCAAACGGGCTCAATCCCTGACGCTCCTGTCGATAACTGGTGTGTTTCCGACGAGAAGTTTGATTATTTAAAAGAAATTGCGCTCGCGGCTGACTATCTCAATTACCCTGAGCTTTTTGAAGAGGCGTGTCGTCTCATCGCACGGTGCCTCTGTGACAAAACAGGGGGTGAAATTGACGCGATTCTATCTTAGGGCTGCGAGAGCCCTTGCACGGTTTCCAGAAACACCGGACATAATTGGGGCAGGGTAGATTCTACGAGGCATGTAGCCCGAGCTTGAACGCATGTACCACAGAACCAGGAGGAGCAGGATTATAAAAATAATGTGGGAATTTTTCATTTTGTAATATTATAAAATATTTTAATTAGATAAGTGATCGCTCTGGAACTGCTTTCCGTTAAAGAATGGCATGAATGGCTGGTTGTACCCTGACGATGAACGCAGGTACCACAAGATGAGAATGATTGCCAGAGCAATCCAGATCCATGAATTTTTCATTTTAATTAGTAAATATTATATTCGAGCTCTGCTCGCGTTATACAGAGCCCATGCCGCATTTGCGGCTGGGTTCATAGCTGTAGTAGCCGCCACAAGTGCGTTGTGTACAGGAAGGAATGTGTTTGATATAGAACAAACGCCTGCAACAGTTGTATTCGCCCCGCTGAGGAGTTCGATACCTAAAAAGCTGTTGTATAAATTCGCTAAAAGATTCCAAACAGTCGCCATTGCCGCCTTCTTGGCGGTCAGAGTTGTAGTAGTTGAACTTTCAGCAGTTATAGATGCGTTTATGGCATTCGTAATCTGAGTTGGAAGTGTGGTATCTATACGAGAAAAACTGGAAGGCAATACGTTATTTACGTTTGCTATTAAATTTTGATAATATCCAGCATTTTGTAGCTGACCACGAAGCTGCCACGCCAAAAGGTAAAAAAGGTACGAGCTATTTCCCGTGATGCTGGCTGTTGCTGTTGTAGCGGCTGTGCCAGTTGGTCCCGACCACGGCCATGATGGAAGCGCATTACAGTCCACAACTGTTGACGTAACAGGGCACGCAGAAGTTGATGGACACATGCCACTCGACGTAGATGTTGCTGACGGGCACGCTGCGCCACCTCCGATCGCAGGTCGTGATGTAGACCATGCGTAGGTATATTGCTTGGGCGTCGCTGGGGTTCCACAAACTGTTGAACAAGATGTTTCCGATGTAACTATGTAACTTCCTGAACAACCGACTGACATCCACCCTGATCCTACAGGGCCCCCAATGGGGGCTCCGGGTTTCATAGCTTTACACGTTACATAATCTGCAGGGGTTCCATATCCTGCCGCCATGCCGGGTGGGCACGGTGTCTGTGTAAATGTACCATTTGCACCCGACCAGTAGTTCCCCCACATAAGAGGTGTGCATGACCCGCTTCCGTTCGGACGAGTTGGGTCTGGACACGTTCCTACACACGAATTACCATTCCTAAGCATACCAACTGGACAAGGTGCAGTGTTTGATCTCTGTGTTGTCCACGTATAACCCGAAGAACTCCGAATAAAGAGCAACACAACCACAAGAATTAATAAAATTCCCAAAATTATATTTTCCTTCATATATTTAATCAAATAATTTAATATCCAATGGCTCCTGGTCCCTTGAGAGTATCAAGTTCAGGACCCCTTGACTTAACCGTCGAATAGGTAAACCCCGACCCTGAACGCATGTACCACAAGATGAGAATGATTGCCAGTACAATGTAGATCCATGAATTTTTCATTTTAATTAGCCAAGAATTTCATTTTAGCCTGAGTCTTTGTCTGGAAGAACATGAATATAAAAACAATGAGGGGCAGTGACCGGAGCTCCCCGAGTTCTGAGTGTATATATCCCGCGGTTCCCTCGAGAGGAAACGGTATATGTTTTATAAATAAACGAGACCCGTAGACTATCGCACCTATGATTGCAAACTGTAGAGTCACCTCCAGAAACGTCACCCACTTTGGCTTGTCCTCATTCAATTTTGGTGTAAATTTATCTAAAATTCTGGATACAAGAAATGCAAAGAGGAAACAGAGCGCTCCGACCCACGCGACGCCGAGCGTGCGGATGATGTGTATCATTTAATCTAGGGCAAGAATATAATGAAAGGCCTTGCATTTCTCTCGTGGGAGTACAAAGAGACTCTCGATCTTGAAGTTAATATTTCAGGCGCAGACTTTATCAAAAGTCAGCCGATCGTTGCCGATGACATGAAAATGCTCATAGGCGACTGGCAGACGAAGTGCAACCGGATGTACTGCACGATCGACCTCAAGGATGCCAACCTGAGAGCGCTCAACGTCAAGCAGGCCTGCCGGCTCATCCGGGACCTCGAAGACTTTACAAAAGATGCTGGAATTTTGCAGTCTATAAATTTCATCAATGGGGGTCGTCTCCTCAAGGCAATCTATTGGGGAGCCCGGTTTGCAATCCCCAAGGCGACTAGGCAATTGATACGTTTTTCGTAGGAAGTTTATTTCTAGTATATAGAAATGGACTGGCTCCTGTTTGAGCCGAGTGAAGACGTCCTCTACGTGAACATACTGGTCGGGCGTCTTCTCGAGCTACAGCCGAAATCACTCGAGGGAATCGACGAGTTTTGTCAGGAACTGTACCCAGTCCTTGACAAAATTCAACAACTCTGTATTGATAAAAACTTGAAACAGGTATGCAAGGCGGACCTCACAGGGATACAGGTTCGGGAGATTAAACCAATGTCGTTGATGCGTATGGTTTGGAACGTCTATGAATACACAAAGAGTAATGTGATGTTGACGGGATGTGAGATATCAGGGTCGAGCCCATTTTTCAACACCCTCTTCGAGGCGACCCGGGGGTTCCTCCCACCATTCATGCGGGGAATGATACGCGTTTTATAATATTTATTATAAATATAATGGATAAAATCCCTAAGATTACTCATCAGACTTGGTTTCAGGGGTGGGATCAGTTGCCTGAAAAATACCATGGCTACACAGAGTCTTTGAAATTTTTGAATCCAAACTGGGAACACATGAAGTGGGACGAGGAGTCTCTCAGGGCTGAGTGTGAAAAGTTCAGCCCCGGTGCCCTTGCAAAGTTTGATGGGTTCGAGACCATGATCCAAAAGATTGACTTTGGCCGGTGCGTTGTCCTCCACAATTACGGGGGCGTCTCGGTCGACTGCGACGCCGAGTGTCTTAAGCCCCTCGAGAAGATTCCTGGGTTTGACAGGTACGAGTTAATTTTGTCTAAGAATCCATTGAACAGAATTGAAAACAAAGTTGCATCTTTTGGTCTCTCGAAGAACATGGTCATGTTCAACAACGCGACCATGTGTTGCTCAAAGGAACACTCGGTCATCCGGCATTTTATTGAATTCTTGATCGAAAATGAATCATGGAACGAAGACAGTGTTCTAGATACTCAAATCAAGACTGGTCCCCTCATTACGAGTATATTCTTCAACAAATATCTGGATTATTCAGAGTTGAATATACTAGACTCTGAAATATTCGAACCGTGGGGGAATGTCACGACGCGGACGGTTCTTGATCACAAATGTGATCAGTCGTGGACTGGTTTCGTGGCCTACCCCGTCAAGCTCTATGGGGCTATCAAGAATAACCTCGTCATTCTCATCACACTTTTGTTCGTTATTATTGCATTCTTTACTATTCGCAAATTTCTTGCAGTGATACTTAAAAGGTAAATGCACCTTTTGAACTAAGAATGAGCGACCTGCTTGTGTTTTACCCCCAGGGCAAATATCTTTACATTGAGTTTCTCGGTTCCAAATACATTGATCGCCAGCCAAAGACTCCCGCGCAGACTGAAATGTTTATGCTTTCAATCAAGCCCGTTGTTCAACAGCTTGACGATTACGTTTTGAAGCACGGTCTCAAAGAGGTTATAGAACTGAATCTGAAGGATGTTCCCATCGCAAAGCTCAACTCGGATACGGCGATCCATCTTCTCACCCTCCTGTGTGAAATTCGCCCGCATAAGAATATCCTTGAAAAAATCAACATTACAAACTCTGGTCCAGTATTTGGAATGATTTATAAGAGTATTCGTTCAAAACTTCCGATACACATCAGAGACATAGTCCACGTCGAGACTGACTCAAAGTTCTTTTAAAACATCAGGTTTTAAATTATTTTGCCGCGTTATTATATGACATGTTGGCTTGGGATGACCTCGAGGAAGAATTCCTTAGGAAACTTGAGAAGCAGTGTAACCTGTACTATAAATATTTTATGAAAGATTATGAATATTATAAATGGCTTTCGAACCGCTTTAACGTCCCCATCCTTGTCGTTTCTTCTATAAATGCTTTATGTGCAATTGCGTTGAACGACTTTTTAGTACAAAAATATGTGAGTATTCTGAATGCAGTCCTTTCGGCAGGGACTGGACTCTTGGGGTCTATTCAGCTGTATCTCAAAATTAATGAAAAACTGAGCAACTCGACACGTTCGAGCATCCTTATGAAGCGCCTGGCTCTCACGATCTCAAAAGAGCTTAGCATCTCACGTGAATCACGTTCGACCGAAGGGAAGATATTTTTACAAGAATGTTTTGCAGAATTCAATGCGGCTCTTGAACAGTCCAATCCGGTTCACAGGAAGTTTACAAACTACCTTGCGATTGAGCCTATTGATGATACCCCGGATCAGTCATCAACGGCCGGTGAAGGTTCGCGCCGGTCTCAAGCGATACTCAGGTACTTTCGTATGGCCAGACCCGCTGAAGATTCCGAGGTATAATTTATATATTTTGTAAATATAATGCCTTCTCCATTTGTATGGATACTGGCTGTAATAATCATAATTTTTACAGTTCTTATGATTATTGCATACATGACCCCGTGGTACGGAGTCTCCACGTCCGTTTCAACGTCTTGCACAAAAGATGGAAATTACGCGACAGACCAGGTCAAGGGGTCAGACTGTTGCAGTCGGAACGGAGTGACCGCCGCATATGCAGGTTCGCTTTTGACATGTAACCCAGCTCGTTCGACGTCCTCTTAAAAAAATAGGAGCTTATAGTATCAAATGGAGCAGCTACGCTGCGACGGGACGCAGTCCCTGGATCCGATACTTACACCGAGTTTGACACGGTTCACAACTTTTCCTATACATTACCCAGACTTGTGGGCGTTGTATAAGAAAGCGGTAGGTTCGTTTTGGACGGTTGAGGAGATTGATCTGGGCACAGACCTGCGTGACTGGGATAACCTTAATTCAGACGAGCGTCATTTTATCAAGATGGTTCTGGCTTTTTTCGCGGCGTCCGACGGCATTGTTATGGAAAATATTGATATGAATTTCTCGAACGAGGTCCAGATTTCTGAGGCTCGGTCGTTTTATGCATATCAGGCATTTAACGAATCTATCCACGGTGAGACGTATTCACTTATGATTGACAAGCTCGTCCGTGACCCCGAAGAGAAAGAGCGCCTGTTCAAGGCGATCGAGACTGTCCCGGCGGTCAAGGAGAAGGCTGAGTGGGCTATGAGTTGGATGGGACCCGACGCACCGTTCGCTCAGCGCCTGGTTGCTTTTGCATGTGTGGAAGGTATCTTCTTCAGTGGGTCGTTCTGTGCCATCTTTTGGCTCAAGAAGCGGGGGCTTATGCCGGGCCTTTCGTTTAGCAACGAACTGATAAGCCGCGATGAGGGTCTGCATCAGGAGTTTGCCGTCACTTTGTATTCTCACCTAAAAGAAAAATGCCCATCAAAGGACATTCACAAGATTGTCCAACACGCATGCGAGGTCGAGAGCAAGTTCATCACCGAGGCTCTGCCGTGCAAGCTCATAGGCATGGATGCTCAAGAAATGACACAATACATCAAATTTGTCGCAGACCGTCTCATGGCTCAGTTTGGTGAGAGACCTATTTATGGATCCAAAAACCCTTTCGACTGGATGGAGAACATCTCGTTGGAAGGGAAGACCAACTTCTTTGAGAAGAGGGTCGGTGATTATTCGAAACATTTAGTAGCTGATGGAGACTCGATCAGGTTTGACGAAGAGTTCTGAAAGACTCTTCGGGGGTGAAGAGTTCTGAAAGACTCTTCGGGGGTGAAGAGTTCTGAAAGACTCTTCGGGTTCTAGGCTTGCATCATAGAATGGGGATCTATTTCTCCATCGATAGGGTAGCGATCCTCACCACTCTGATCTGGCAGACCACCCCACCCGGTCTGGGCACCAAACCCACCCCAGTTGGTTGCCTGTTGATACTGGTACCCAGACTTCTTGGGCTTGAGAATCCGCATTGCGAGGCGCAGAAGAAGCACAAAAACGATTGCATGGAGGATAAGGCCGCCAATCTTGGCGGTTCCCTCGCTGCTGGCGACCCACCCGCCTGCTACGGAACGCGTCAGCTTGAAAACTTCAGGGCTCGCAACGAGGGCAAAAACAGCTGCGGCGACTATACTCATTTAATGAGTGGCAATATTTAATTAATATTTTCCGGGAACAATCTGAGTGAGGTAGGTTGACTTCTTGGACTTGATCATCCTCCATACCAGATGCAGGAGAAATGCGAAAACGAATGCGTGGAGGATAAGGCCACCAATTTTGGCGGTTCCCTCACTGGTGGCGACCCAGTCGCCTGCGACCGACCGGGTCAGCTTGTAGGTGGATGGACTGGCGACAAGGGCAAACAGAACGGCGGAAACGATAGGACTCATTTACTTAATGCCACTATTTTTCTTGTAGGTTCTGTTCATTATAAAGCCCACAATGACTATGAAAACTATGCCATGCACGGCAAGACCCGCTGGAGTTGCGAGCCCGTCTGAAGATGCCACCCAGCTGCCCAGGATATTACGCACAGTCTTGAATGCTGCCGGGCTGGCCAGCAGAATGAAGAGCACAAGGGGGACGATGTAATTGATAACAGCACTCATTTATAATATATGAATAATTTAAATGATCCTGGAGCTCATAATTATGGCTCTATTGATTCTATTATTCATATATTCTAATTCTTCAATTACGCAAGCACCTTCCACACCGGAACCATTGATGTGGGACCGGATAACATTCAATCCTTTTATCAAGGCTCCTGAATGTCCGAAGGGTTGTAAGAAATTTTCATTGAGTGATGGTGAATTATCTCCATCTGTGTTGGTGAATGATCCGACCCAAAAGATATGTGGGCGCCGACAGTACGAGAATGATAGTATAATTTATCCATGTCCGCCTACTTGCTGCGGGTGAGCTTCATGGCGAGAATGCTCAGAAGGACAAAGACGACCGCGTGCACAAAGACGCCAAACTGGGTCGGGCGGCCTGTGGCATCGGCGATCCGACTACCAAGAACAGGCAGCTTGCTGGTGATCTTGTACATCACCGGGTTTGCGACTATGAAAAAAAGAATAAGGTGGAGCATTTTCTTGCTGAGAGCCATTGGTATTATTTGCTTAGAAAATTATTTTAATTTTTGGCAAAACGGTTGAATAGTTTTTTATAGTTTGGTTCGGTTTTTGCCTGGCGGAGAAGACCATTCCTACGGGTCGGCGGCGGAGCTGGGAGTGCGAGAACCTTTTTAAGTTGTGAAGGAGCCAGCGGTTGCGCCCGTCCTTGAATGTAAGCATTTGCGTTTGATTTTGCGGCTCCAAGTTTTGCAAATAGTTCACTGTTTCCTCCCTTGTTCGGGTGTCTGTAGTTTCCTCTCAAACTTTTTTCCAAATATGATTTACGCACGTTCGCGAGTGTCGCTGTATTCTTATTGAGTCCGAGTATTTTCCACGTTTCATTTGGAAGAGACGGAGGTAGGGGGCTGAACGGAGGAGATGGCGGGGGGGCGGGTCTCATCTCTCGGCGCGGCGGCGGGGGGG